TTTGTAGCATTTCCTGTTTCCAGGCAGTGAATGTGTGACTGGGATTGTGTGGGAGAACTTGATGTGCCGTCTCACGAATAAGGTGTGCGATGGCATACTTCCTATCATAGCAGTTTTTGTTTCTCATGCTTACCCACTTTCTATCATAGGATTTCATAATCTTCTGGGCTTTAGTCATAGCACCTCCCATTCAGTTTCCCAGTGGCAATCTTCACTTACATTGACCCAGAAGAAGTATTTCTGATTCTCACTAGCAAGAAACAGCATACCATCTCCTTTGTCCTGCTCAACAACACAGATAGGATTACCATCCATAGAGTTAGCAAGACGGTTCTTTGCCTCACTACTTTTCGGTTTTACAGTCACTCTTCGCATAGTTCAGTGTAGTCGTATTTTTTTTCATCTACTTCCTTTGCGAAATCCCAGCTCCAAGTGCGGGAAAAAACATCAACATCAAATCCAAACTTATATGCCCAGAATAAGACACCAAGAAGACCATTAGATCCAGATGTGACTTGAAGATAGGGCCAAGATGGATAATCGTTCCAACTGACTGATACCTGAAGCAGTGACCAGTTTTTTACATTGAGTAGTTGAGCATACCACTCGTGCCCAAAGTCTTCCTTATGAACGAACTTTAGAATATTCATACTCCTTCCTCTAGGTTCGTGAGTTCTTCATCACTCAATACAGTTCCCATTGGACCTTTCTTCAATTGTGCCCACTCTGCTTCTGCCTGCTGCATATCCTCAAACTTTTTCCTCAGGTCTTCACCCAAAGTGAGCTCAAACACATCAGCAACCTTACGCATATCCTCTTCTCTACGGTCTTCACCAAATGCAACACCACAAGCACCTTTCATAATGGTGAGTTCATCGTGACCCATCGCACGGGCAACAGTTGCGAAGAAACGGAACAGTTGATGAACATTAAGGTCTTCAGCAGGAACCTCAAAAGTGTAATGCTCTTCGGGGAGCATCATATCACAAAACCCACTGCTGTAATGGGTGGAAGTCCATTCAGTATCAAACTTAACCTTGAGAGTTGCTTTGTAAGTCATAGGTCTGTTGCTTATGAGAATATTATAGGGGTAGTTTCACCCTATTCTAGGGTGAGTGTGTCAGTTCCTAAACTGGATCAAGCAAGGAACTTCCGATAAACTCCTCGATTAGAAAGAGAATCGTGTTGAAGATCAGAGGCAGTCACATCTAATTCAATCTTACCATCATCGCGGGAAATTATACGATCAGTGGCAACACAAAGTAACTGATAGAACAGAACCAAACGACCTTCATTACTCAAGTCAACAGAATTTTCATTCCAGTAAGAAATGAAATCAGTTGTGAGACGAGTAGTAGGTTCAACATTCAAAACCTCTTCTTCCAAAAGTTCAAGGAAAGAAGATGCTTCATTGGCATATTTAGCATTCACACAAAGGGATGCCCAAGCACCAAGAGTTTTGGTTTGCGAAGAAAACTTTTCAGTATTCGTCACAAAACTATCAATCAGACCCACACCACGACGGATATCTTCCTTCCACAGTTCCCAATGATATACTGCGTTATTAATAGAAAGTTTCTCACCGCGACGACGCTTCATCAGGTCGCCAAGAATGGCAACTTCTGATGCCAGAGCAGTTTTATCTTTCCTCTGGATTTCGTCAACAGCACGACGGGGTTTAGCAAGGGCACATTTAGTAAAGCAATCAAGGGCAACACCAGTAACAATAATAACTTCAAATTTACGATCACGATCATGAAATTTAGCAATTGCTGCAAGGCGGTGCTGTGCTTCCGTCAGGTTACCTTGCTTGTTAAATGTGATAGGTTGACCATCAAGCAACCAATCATTATCTTCAATACTACGAAGGATTTTACCTACCTGAGATTTACAAATTTTGCGGTTATCCTTGTTGTGGTAATCAAGAATATATTGTGCTTGATCTGGTGTGATGTAATAGATCTTAGCACTATATTCAGTGTTAACAGGATTAAACGGGAGATTTGTGGAAATAATAGAAGTCATTGGTCTGTTTTGAATATACACATACTATAAGACCCCTGACTGTGAAAGTCAAGGGTCGGTGGACGGTTTGGAAACTGGATTATACTGCTAAGATTTTTCTACAAAGTTTTTTACAAATTTGTGTGTCCTCATCACACTCAGTTAAACATTCAAAATATTCAGCAATTAGGTCATTTTCTTTTTCTTTGTCACGGTCTTCAAGATTGTGCCAATAAGCAAGTTGATTAAAAGAAATTAAGTTGTGCATAATAACCTCCATGCACGAAGAACATCATAACGAAGATTGGTTTTCTTTCATTGTATCCTCACTGCAATATTCTACTACTATCTAGGTTATTTGTCAGGGTTTCTTAACATAACTATACTTAATAAATCAAAAATATGTTTTATTGATAATCAATATTTTTAGTTTCATTTTTAAATGATATAGAAGGAAAATCATGTAAAGCACCATTTACTTCAATTATCATATTGATATTTTTTTTCATGTAGTACCTAAACAACCAATTTAAAATTGTAGAGTCTATTTTTTCTCCCATTTCTATTACTGAAAGATATTCACATTTTTTTTCTTCAATAAATTTTTTAGAAATAATAACTTTGGAAAGATTTGGTTTAAACCACTCGGGAAAATCATCATTAACTAACCATTCGCAAGAATATTCTTTACATGGATTTTCTGGCCTATTTTCGTAAATAGAACATCCGCAACCAGTTTTAAAATAACAAGGACATCCCTTAAAAAATTCTTTTCCGTAAGCTGATCCAGACAACCAACCCTCGCAACAAGCTGTGCATTCTCCACATTCTCTTTTTGTTTTATATCCCATGTTTTATTTCTTACCCTCAAATTCTTTCATTAATTCCTCAGCAAGTTTCATAGAACGTTTCCACATCAGATACTTGACAATTGGATTTGCAGGATTATGTAACACCCACCACCTAGTCTTTTCATATTGAACTCTTGTCAGTTGAGTTAGCATATAAAATGCCCTCGCTACGGATTGGTCGGTAATCACCAAATAAGTAATACAAAAAAATATAATAAAATAAATGTATGATGCGTTCATTTTCTTAATGTTTTAAGATATTCTAGAATGTTCTCTCTGACCCACATCAACTCGTGATAACACTTTTGATTATGAGCGCACTGTCTTAATTCATTATCTGGTTTATACACAGACTCAATAAACAAATCTAAACCACGATTCCATTTAACCTCAGGCGATTCATCCATAAACAGTATAGCAGTTATACTATTTAACAATCAATAACGATCAACATCCTCACAAGGAACTCGTTCCCATTCAGTCCAGGTTCTGACATATCCAAAACGATACCTGTTACCTGGAACATATTCCTCGCGATGAACCCTGACATTACACATCGGAATGTAGCGTATGCGGCGTGGATAATAGTGATGATGGCTTTCAACTCTAAATGGTTCCCAGAACTCTTTCCAAGTAATTGCCTGTGCTGGAAGAGAGAGGAAGGGTAGAAGAAGAAAAGGTAGGAATTTCATAAAAAACTAGTGTTTTTGTTTTATCAACTATTTAATAAATTAACAAAACTGGTCGATTGTAACTTCACTCTTGCGTCTACTACTTCTCTTTTTTTGATGTTTGATTGAAATAAAATCAACACACTCTTGAAGAGTTACAAACTGTTTGATTTGTTGCCCGTTGTTGATAACCATAAAGTTGTCACCATAAGGAATTGCCGCCCACATCTCGTCGTGAGTAACATAAAAATTCTGTGCTTTTGCCTCTAAAAGAGAACTATTTGTAAAGGGCATTTATAATATTCAATTGTGCTTATCCTACCAGATTAAGAAACATAAGTCAATAGGACTTGACAAAGGTTTCAAATGTGTTTAGAATTGCTTTGTTGAGTTTAAAGATAAGTTATAGATTAAAGTAAATTAGGACCTTGAACCCAACTGACTAACGAGTATCGTGTTCCTTTTGTCACTGGAGTAACTTCATGAAGTACATGAGAAGGAAAAAATATAATACTTCCTTTATCTTTCTTTGCGGTATCTCCTTCTTCTTTGTTTGTATAAATTGATTTTTTTCCTTTATAAAATTTTAATTCACCTCCCTCGTAATCATTTGGGTCACTTAATTGAATAGTAAATGATAATTTACGCATGTCTACAAAATTTTCTATTGCGTGTCTATTTGAACAATCTTGATGTTTAGAATAAAAACCTTTTGTTAGTGAGGTATATTCTGAAAATTGTAAATCTTCTACAAATTTTAAAATATATCCATAGTTATTAATATTCACTTCATTTATACACTGAATAATTTTTTTAAATAACCAATTTGAATTTTTTTCCAATGAAATCCATTTAATATTTGTTTCTCGTTTCCTTTTTACAACCCCAACATCGAAATTTATAATTTTGTGATCTGTTAATAAATTTTTATTGTCCTCATTTTTATCATATCCAACTCCGGCTTCTGCAAATTTTTTTTCTTTAACTAAATCAAATATTTTATCAATTTCCAAATCAGATAAAAAATTTGACAATGTGCAAATAGGATGCAACTCTTTATTTTGTCTTAAAAGATTCATAATTTATTTAAATTAATAAAAACTATATATTAAATTCCGGATCATTTAACATTCTTTCGTGAAACTCATCTATTTTTTTTAATCTTTTTTCCCAAGTTTCTCCTGTAGTATCTCCTAACTTGGGATTAATACAACTTACATCATTAACTTTATTACAAATTAGACCTGCTAAATCTTCTTCCTTTCCAGGTTTTCCATTTGCCCAATAGAGTTTTCCTGCTATCCATTGTGCTCCACATTTAGAGCAGGTTTTAATTTCCATTTTCTTGTGTAGATAAAGATTGATTTTCTAAAGAACTCTAATTCTATTAGAAATTTTATCATAATTGATATCTATCATTTGTCTGCATTATCTAATGCATTATTTAGGTTTACTAAAAATAATTAAAATTTTTAGAGAAGGTGGTTTTGTTCTTTTTACTTTCAATTATGTAATCTAGATTAAAAGTTTGTCTAACTCCTTTTGTTTGGGGATAAGTTCCATGAACTATCCAACTTGGAAAAATTAATAGTTTTCCTACTTCAGGATTAATTTCAATTGTAGAAGGAATACTACTCGAATAAATTAAATTTTTGGGTGATGAATCTGCAACTAAAAATAAATTATTTTCACATTCTTCCGATAAATTTGTTTCCGGAACTTGGAGATATAAAACGGTTGATATCCCATCAAACCTTCCTAAATTGTGATTATGTGCTGCATGATAGGATCCTTCTTCTCCTATAACAGTCCAACAATTTAAATTTATTAAGAAAAAAAACTGTGATATTAGATTTGATTTTTCTAATTTATTAAAGACTTCATTTGTATATTTTAGTTTCAATTGCTCAAAGTTTAAACTATTAGATAAAAATTTTTTATCACCTCTAATGATCCAATATTGCTCAGAATTTTTTCCTCTTGTGCTATAACCTTCTTTAAATTTATGTAATGAATTGATATTATCATTAACACAATATTTTATTTCATCAACTAAAGATGAATTTAATTGATCCTCAATAACCCAATTATTTCCATTTTCATATATGTTCATTTTTTTCATTCCTAATTTTATTCAAAATTTCATTATGGGAAAATAAATTAGTTTGATTAAATGATAAATCAAATTTAAAATAATCATTTATACTTTTCATTAAAAATTGTTCCATAGAAAAATTATAATAATAATCTTTCATTTTCATTCCCAAAGAAATTAAAAAATAATTATCTCTATTAAAAATATTTCTATCTGGATCTATCGTTGAATTGTATTTTTCATGAAACTCAAATATTTCATTTTGTTGAATATTTTTATAATGTTTCCAATATTCATTTATGGGGTTATTTGTAAAATAATGAAATATAATAAATTTAAATACACCAAACCAACTTTTTTTCATCAAATCGTTAAAAATATTTGTATATTTTTCATTTATTTGTAAATTATTTTTTATAATATCAAAAAATTTATTTAATGCAAATATGGTCATATGGATACTTGTTGCTTCCAAAGGTTCTATAAATCCAGAAGAAAGTCCTAAAGATAAACAATTTTTATGCAATTGTTTAATGTTATAATATGGTTTTGATTTTACAATTTTAGTTTTAAAAATATCATTTTCTTTAATATTATAAGTTTTAAGTAAATCTTCATATAATTGACTTTCATCTGCCACAAAATTATCCGAGTATACATATCCGTACCCCGTTTTTTCGTATTGAGGTATTTTCCAACACCATCCATATGATTTAGCGGTCGCTGTTGTATATGGCTCTATAACTTCTTCGAATGAATTTTTAACTTGAATTGCAAAGGCCGAATTATTTAAAATATAGTTATCCCAGTTTTCAATATCAAAATATTCTTTTCTTAAGATATCTTGTGATTTAAATCCTAAACAGTTTACAAAAAAATCACCTTCAATTACTTCTGATTGATCTGTCTTTAAAAATCTTATGTATGAATTTTCATCATATTTTATATTTTTAATAATTCCCTCTACATGTTTAAATTGATTGAATTCAAGACATTTTTTCTTTAAAAATGGAATAATTAAACTTGCACTGAAATGATATGCGTAAGAATCATTGATATTGAAAGAAATATTATTTTTTTCTACCATATCAAAAGATATTCCTAATAATTTTTTTTGTAGTTTTTCTTGGGATATATCTAAATCATTATTAATGCAATATTGAATATGATCGTAATCAATATCGGGATTTCTATTTTCATATAGAGAATTAGAAAATAAATGATAATATGATTGATTATCAAAATTCCAGTTTGAAAATTTTATACCATACTTAAAACTACCATTGGTTTCTTTTAAAAAATCTTCCTTACTTATATTGCAATATTTTTCTATAAAGTCTGTAAAAACTGGAGTTGTTCCTTCACCCACTCCAATTGGATCAATTTGATTTGATGAAATAAGTGTTATATTTAAATTTAAATTTAAAAATTTATTTGCATTTAAAAAATATAATGCAGATAACCACCCCGTAGTTCCGCCCCCCATTATTATAACATTGATGGTGTTCATGAAGTAAATTATAAAAATCTATTTAGATATTTAAAAATAATTAGGTTTTAATTTTTTTTTTTTGTTTCTTCAAATTTTGAATAATCTAACAATGGTCTTCCATCAAATTTATCATTTTTATGTGGTCCATTTGCATTTACGTAGTGCAAAAAACCTTGAATTTGTTGTTTTCCTTCATATGGTTTTCTCCAATGCAATAATTCACATCCAGAATATACACACATATCTCCTGGATTTAATTTTACTATATTTTCTTTTTCTTCTCTATCTTTAATATAAAAGTCCCATAGATCAGTGCTGTCGATACAAATTGTAGTTGAATATTCGCAACTTGATCTATCTGTGTGGGGATTTAAAATTGCTCCTGTATAATATATTCTTGCGTATGAATATGTTGGATATAATTCTAATCCTACAACTTCACTTATCAAATCTTTAATATTTAATAAAAGAGATTCAAATCCTAGAGGTGCATACTTAGAAAAACATTTTGGTGATTGCCAATCACCAAAAGCATATTTATTTTTTTCATTATATTGAAAAAAAATTATTATCACGGAGTAATTTAAATTCTATTGATAAATTTTTTAGTAGTTGTTCAGATACAACATTTCGAACAACTTCATATCCATTTTCTTTAAATGTCATAATAAATTCGGTCCACTTACCCAACCAACTAAAGAATATCTATCACCTTTTGTAACTGGAGTTACTTCGTGAACCACATCAGATGGAAAAAATATAAGAGTTCCCTTAGTTTTTGGAACTTTAATGTACTCTTCTTTATTTGTATGAATAGAAATTTTATTATTGGTCAAAATTAAATCTCCACCAGTATATTGATTAGGATCACTTAATTGAATACTAAAAGATAATTTGCGAATAGATACGAATGATTCGACACTGTGTTTTGGAGATTGATCAGTATGTTTTCTGTAAAATCCATTTTTATTTGAATCATAATGAGTGAATTGCAGCATTTCTAAATGCCTTAATATGTAAAAATAATCACTTGCATTTATTTCATTAATAGTAGTAATTAATTTGTCATATAACCAGTTTGTGGTATCATTTAACTCAATCCATTTTACATTATTTTCTCTAACTCTCGAAACAAATCCATTTGATGTATCTTTTATATGTTTATTTAAATCATTTTTATTTTTAGAATTTTCAATTCTAGTACCAACCTTACCATGAACAAATTCAATGTCTTTAGAAAATTCAAATATATGATTTATTTCATCATCGGACAAAAAATTTGAAACGCACTTTAATAGTGGTGTACTTTTATTTTTAGTTAGTAAATACATTGTTTTATTATAATTTTTATATTCATAAAATATTTTTTAAGTCTTCTTTAATTTTTTCATAAATGTTTAAAATTTCGTCATCCGTATATTCAATACATCCTTTATTTAATCTTTCTGCAAGATTTGATTGATATCCAGAAATTCTCATAGGTGAATAAACTGGTTTTTGTCTTTCGATAATTCTAAAGTAGTCTGGATATGACATATTAATTGCATCAGTTCCGCCCATGATTACGCATCCTTTTGTTCCAGATGCTCTTGCTATATGCTGCCCTACAGTATCACATCCAATCAAGTAATCCACTTGAGAAATTACACCCATCCATTCACGAATATGAAGTTCTGGTTGTGGAACATAAACAAATTTATTTTTCTCAGAGAGAAGATGTGAATATCCCATATAAATGATGTTGTAGTCGTCTGCAAGCAGTTCACAGAGTTTATCAAACATATTTTCTGGTAAAGACCTCAAACTATCATCATAAACTCCAATAGGGGATAATTGTGCTGTAGAACCATATGGATTAATGACAATTGTTTGCTCTTTACCTTGCAGTTCACAAGCAGAATAGATGATTTCTTGTCCTCTACGAATTTCTGCATGAGAAAGATTTAACGTTTCGTAGTTTAAATCATCATGGGTTTCTGTTTCATTAATAATTTCGTCAAATGCCTCTGCAAGTGATATTTTTCCTTTATAAAAATTTGGAAGACGATATGGTTCTGGAGAAACTACTTCATTTGCTTTCATAAAATAGTTTTCCCAAACTCCTTTTGTATCTGGATTGATTGTTCTTTCTTGAAGTTCTGGGATACCAAGAGGAACGTAATCCCACCCCATAATTGATACATACCATTCTTCATCTGAATGATTTTGGTGATATTTAAGAAGTGCTGGAAGTGCAGTGAGAATTCTTCCAATGCCACCATCAAGATTAATAATTTTCATGGTTATTAAATATAATTTTATTTTAATTAATTGTATTTTCTGTTCGGGCTTTTGGCAACATTAATATATTGAATGAAATAGAAATTCTATTTTTATCATGATCGTTAGTTTCTACAGAATGGGGCAAATAAGATGGCCAAATTATTATTTGACCTTCTTTAGGTTCAATGGTTATACTTTCGGAAGTAAATTGGTTTTTATCTTCACGTAAAATGAGTCCATTCCATAAAGGATTCATTCCTGGATTTTTAATACGAAGTTTTGCACTTTTTTCCGGACATTGCAGATAAAAGACTCCGGAAAATACTTCATGGTGAATATGTTCTGGTTTAATATGATTTCTTAAATTGTGATAAGTAACCCAAGAAGATGTTATATAAATGTCTCTATCTATAAAATTCAAATCATCTGCTATTTTATTAGAAGCTTGATAGATATAATCAAAAAAGGGTTTTAATTTTTCTTTAGAATGCAATAAAGGTGCTGATTGATTTGTGGTGCCTTCATCAGAAAAATCTGGGTTTTCTTGCATATATTCATCTACAGATGTTAAAAAAATATTTTTTTCAACATCAAAAGAAGGATATATCATATCCCAAACTGGAATTGAATAAATCGAAATTAAATCCATAATTAATAATTTTATTAATGTAATTTATATATACTAAAATATTAGACTGCTCTTACAGATCTTCCCCATATATGGTAATTTCCTTGAGCAGCATGGGCTCCAGGTTGCCAGGTGGCGTAGGGTGGACTATTTTTCACATAAACAACACGCCACTGGGTGCCAGAGTGAGATGTTGTTGTATAATAATCATCTCTATGTTGATCCACCGTTACGTGATCCCAATATCCTCGGTTGCCATGAGCGGCGTTCACTGTACTTTCATCACCTATATACCATCCACAGGTTCCCATGCATTGATTAGCAAGGGTGACCGGTCCGCAGCAGACGCAGGGTGCTACTGCTTGTTGGGTGCAACTTGGCGCTAAAAGTATTCTGGATCCATATTGCACTACATAAAAACCTTTACAGTCAACTGTGCATCCTGTAAGTGTTCCTGGTGTTCCACAAAATCCTATAGCAGCTGCGTTTGAACAACTACTTGCAGACCAAGCATCTCTGCGAGTGCGTGCTTCATATTGCTCAGATGATTTATATCTACCAGATGGTATTGCTCTTGTACAGACAGTACAAACACAACAACAACAACAAGCACAACAAGGATATGAAGCAGGTTGATTTCTGCACCCCAAAGTCCAAGAAATATTTGCTGCTCCACATAAGGTACAATTGCAAGTACAGCAAGTTGTTGTAGTATATCCTACTGTTGCTCTAGTATCGGGACCAACTACTCCTGCATTTCCAGGATAAGCTCTTTTATTTAAGTTTGTAGGACGAAATGGTGCCATAATTTATTTTCCTTCAACAAGTTTGGATTTCAAAATCTCAACATCATTAAAAAGTTGTCTAACGTAAGTTTCTAAGTATTTTACTCTCCAACGAAGTTTTTCTTCTATCACTCTTTCCTGATCGAAGTCATCATCAGGTCTTCCTTCTGGACTAGTAGGCCAAACAACTTCTCTTGGATTTGTATATTCTAAGGTAATATCTCTTAGTCTTTGGCGATGCAATTCCCATTCTCTTTGGTTTACCACTTCTGGAATATCCACTGCCATTGTCCAATCACATTCGGATAGACGACGATTTCTTTCGGTACGTATTCTATCCCAAAGTTCTTCATCTGGAATATCTTCTACTACATATTTAAGTTTTTTGGAATCCCAGTAAACTCTTTGGTGATCAATATTAATTTCTGGATATGCATATGGACCCGTATATCCTGCTTTTTTAAGATTTTCTTTAGTGAAGGATTCTACACCTGTTCTTGATTGATAAATTCCGTCATCCCATCCAATTTCATTAGGAAGTGGTTGTGGTTCTTGTCCTTGATACGAATAAAGATTTGTTGGATTTGCCATTTTCTCTCTCCTTTTAATTTAAAGATAAAACGAAATCATTGTATAAGTTCGTAAGAAAGAACAAGATCTATAGCACTGTTTGCACTTGCGGTAGCTGTGATTGATCTATTTTCTTCTAAGTAGAATGAAGATGCTTTGTCTACAATTACAAGGGAGGATTTGGTGGCAACATCAATAGCATTTGCAATTGCATAAGTAACACCTACTCCAGCAGCTTCAGAACGAAGATAAACGTTTACGTTAGCAGTAGCACCAGTTCTGTTTCCTGCAGCAATTGTGTTAATTTTGAAAACTGAATTACTTCCAGAAGGATTACTTAAAAGTGTTTGAGATGCTGTTGTCAGAAAAAGTGCGGTTGTAATTCCAGTTATAGTCGTTACACCTACAATGTTTGGAGCAGCCATAGTTTTTATAATTTTTTTGAATTTATGTTTTTATTTATAAGAGTTTATGATCTAAGAGGTGGATCACCAATTATATTTCTAAGTGCAATTGACTTAGCAAGAGATACTGTTGAGACTTGAGTTAATCCTGAACCATCACCTACAAATGTAGTTGCGGTTACGATCCCCACAGAAGCATTTGTAACTGATAAAAATCCAACCGTAGAAATACCAGTTGCATTGATATTTCCAGAAGGAACAATATTCTTATCAGAGGGAATTGTTGCCCCAGTCAAATTTACAGAACCGTCTCCGGTTTTATTTGTAATTGAGTCTGTCCTAAGATTAAAACTCATGATCTGAAAGGAAGAGGATCGAGAATCATTTTAAATGCAATTGATTTGCTGGGAGAAACAACTTGGATTCCAGTTAATCCTGAACCATCACCTACAAATGTAGCTGCGGTTACAATTCCTACAGAAGCATTTGTAACTGATAAAAATCCAACCGTAGAAATACCCGTTGAATTAACGTTTCCGGAAATATTAAGAGTTCCTCCAGATGGGATTGTTGCACCGTAAACTAAAGACGGAGCACCATTGTCATTTCTATCAACAATAGTATTAACTCTAAGTCTTGCCATGTTTTTTTACCTATGATTGAACAATTGCAAAAGCAATTGACTTAGAGGCACCTGTAACCTGAAGTCCAGTTAATTGACTTCCATCACCTACAAATGTAGTTGCAGTTATAATTCCAACAGAAACATTTGTTGCTGATAAAGATCCAACGGTGGCAATTCCCGATGAATTAATATTTCCGTTGACTGTTAAAGTGCCTGTTGATGGAATTGTCGCACCTTGAGTTAATTCGGGAGATCCTGTTCCATTTAAATCTGAGATACTATCTACTCTAATTTGTGATGGCATTGTAATTCCTCAAGTAATAAGGTGAAGACCAATAA